TGCGGATGTTATATTTTTATTTAATTCAGCAACTTTATTGGACAAATCCTTATTTGATCCAATGACTTTAAACATCTTTTTTACTTCTGTAATATTAAGTCCCTCAATAATAACTTGGTACATTGGCATATCTGCCACATAATCACCGGCCTGAATATTCCCCTCTGTATATTGTGGTGCTGCCGGGTTTGATTCCGCCGGTGTTCCCTGTATAACTTTCAAGTCAAGACTTTCTATTCCATTGTCTTGATTCTTTTCGTATCTTGCAACAATCAAATCAACACGTTTCATTCCCTGACTACCATTGGTGATAGTAAGAGAGTCATATGTATTTTTCTTGATTGATGCTGTGCACCCTTGATGCATCAACACACCGTCTCTGATTTTAATTTCATTGTTGGAAGATACCTCTGCTGCCAACTGCATTCCAGTCTGCAGTACATAAGATCCTTCTCCCACAACTCCAATATTTACATCTCTATCCTGTTCTGATGTTACATGGGGCTTTCCTGTATATCCTGTAATTATTTCCATTATGTCTCTCCTTCCAGTTTATACACTACTTTTTCTTTTCCGGAGGATATTGTCCATATCTTTCGGCCAATCGGTTTCTTCATGCTAATTCCGGTTAGATAATCTTTTCCTCCAACAATATCTCCTAAATCGATATTTCCCTCCAACTTAGTCATGGTCATGTTGTAAGACATACTTGACTTCTTGCTTTCCAGTTCCTTAATTCCATTCTTAATCAGGTCATCTCTTTCTGATCCGCTGCTATCATATATAGCCACAATTTCCTCTGCTCCCTTAAAATATTGCTGAGTCTGCGAAATTGTACCGTTCTGATCAGTGTATAGATGTATAATCAACCTGTCCTTTAAATCCCCTTTTCCAAGGCAAATCAGATGGTTGATTCCGCGCCGGTTATCGTCAGTTGTGAAATTCATGTTATTATCATTGGTCAGTTCATATTCTGATGACAGATCGTTGATTGGAACAGCGCTCACTTTCACATATCCGGCCATACCAACATCACCTTCTTGGTATCTGATATCCAGTCGATATCCTACTGATTTCAACATCTTAACCAGTCCAGTATGCAAGGTACAATATCGGTCATATTGATAATTGTTCACTACAACACCCGTATCTGCAGTAACGCCATAAAAGAGTCCAGGGAACTCAGCTTCAACCTTGGATTTTATAATTGAATTAAGTTCCCCAGATGCTGTTGCGTAATCCTGGCCACTTAATGGCTGTATAATTTTTTTAGTCATCATTCCACGCCAGGTATCTCCTTTTGCGCGGATTACATTGGTACTTGTATCGGTGCTGATTTCTCGGACAATTCCGCCATACTCAGTATCCGGTGAAAATACTCTAGTTCCATATCCAATAGACCCATCCCAATTCCAACGCTTAAGCTCAATCTCAAAATCATTAATACTGTCTGCTTCGTCAGCTCCGACTTCGAAATCTATATTTGCACCCTGGACATAGCCGATCTGCCTTCCGTATCGATCTGTTTTGATGAGATCCATTCCGGTACACTCCTTTCTTTGTACACCACAATGTCGAAGCCAAACTCTCCACTCCAATTTATCAAGATATCTCCTGCCGGAATTTCCGTGAATATAGAATTGCCAGTTGCTTTCTTATAAAAAATGTTCTGTTCCGTACCATTAGCAAGTCTTTTTATAATTGTTTTCTTACGTGAATCAATAGTAATGTATTCATGTGCTTCAAGCGTGTCATACACTTGATAGACCTGTCCGGCAATTATGATTCTTGGATTCGCACACGGGCCATAGATAGTCATCTGAAAATTGCTACTTCTGTAATGATCTACATACCAATGCTCTGTTCCGGATAATGGTTTTGAATAGTCATATTGATAATCATATGGGTAATCTAAGAAGTTATAAATTTCCCCCTTGTCTGCGCTATCCGGATAGAGGCTCTTAGATTCTTCCTCTGCCCACATAGGATATGGACAGTAGATACCGAGTTCCATGTCTGTCCAGCAGTTCCGGGTAGATGACACTTTGCTGGACATATCCTTAATATAACAATCAATATAATAGTTTCCAAACCATATACGCCCTGGAGTAAGATTTACAACGTCATACTCAAAGCAGTTTGTCAACTCATCCATCTTGGCTTTGCGTACTTCCAGTGGTCCACGGAATGTTAATGTGATTTGATATGTTTTTGGTTCTTTTTCAAACCCGTATACATCTGCTCCAATTTCCTGATCTGTGGTCATTGGTTTCCATTCATATTCATGGAAATAACCGGACGTTGGTCTCATCCGGTTACCCACAAGATTGTATTCTTTCCCATTAGAGCACACATATTTGATTTCTATCATTCGAATACAACCCCCATATCTCTTAATGCTCGAATCAGCTCTCGTTCGCTTACATCTCCGCTTGGTTTTCCATCTATGATTGCAATAATCGCTCTTAATAATGCAATTAAAGTATCAAGTCGGCTTGACGTCTCATTTCCTGATGTTCTAGAGCTGTTTGCCCCCTGTAAATCATAATTCAAATTCGCGTTTGAGAACGGGCTTGTAGCAATATCCTGTAATTTGGAAACTGCAGAAGTAATGGAAGGAAGCTCTCCTATAATTCCTTTTGCGAATCCAGTGTCGATCATCTCTCCGACATATATACCCCAACGAGAAGGAGAATGGATTCCGAAGAACGACAGTACATTATCCTTAAAACTTCCAAGCAATCCCTTGACAGCTTCCCACAACATATGTCCTGCATTTCTAAGTCCATTCGCAATTCCCTGGATAATATTGTGACCAATAGTCCCCCAATCAACATTTGAAAACGCGCTTCGAATTCCAGAAATAATTTGAGGAATTTGTCCTATTAAAGTCGGTATTCCTCTGACTAATCCTGCTGCCAGCTTCCCGATAATCTCAAGGCCAGACTGTAATATCTGTGGCAGATTTTGTCCGATCGTAGCTGTAATTTTAGCAATTGCCTGTGCTGCTGCTATCGCAATTTGTGGTAAATTCTTTATGATTCCGCTCGCAAGATTCATAATCAATTGTCCACCGGATTCTAATAACATCGGCAATGCCGGCAATATAGCACCTGTAAAGCTTGCTATTATTGTTCCAGCCATCGTTATAATTACCGGAAGATTCTGTAATATTCCATTTGCAAGATTAGTAACGATTTCTACTCCTTTGTTCAACAGCTGCGGAAGTTGATTTGAAATCGCATCCGACAGATATGTCACAAGCCCATTCCCCTCTATTCCAAGTATTTGCAGCGCCGCACTATTAATACTCCATGATAATTCGCTTATTATCTGTTGTCCTACCGCACTCCAATCCATATTGATCAGTGTCTGTGCAATTGACGCAACCAGATACAGCACTTCTTCTATTAAAAATGGTGCCTGTTCCAGAATTGCTGCAGCTAATCCCAAAACAATTTGACCGCCTTGCTTTACTATCGCGCCCATATTATTTGATGCCATATACATGCTTCTTGTTATAATACTGGTGATTCCAGCTATCACGTCCGGCAAGGCAGATAATACATTTCCTACAGCCGGCAAGAGATTTCCAACAAAAAATGTAATCGTAGTTTCTCCCAACGCCTGCAGTGCTGGTCCGACATCCATACCAAGGGCAATCTCCCCCATAACATTTTTAGCAGCTGCTTTCATAGAGGCGAAAGAACCGGATATGGTTGTTGCCGCTTCCTTAGCTGTTGTTCCGGTAATATCCAACTGCCCTTGAATTACATGAATAGCCGAATATACATCCGACAAATTGTTGATGTCGTACTTTACACCCGTAATTTTTTGAGCATCAGCAAGCAGGCGCTCCATCTCTGTCTTAGTACCACCATAGCCTAATTTCAAGTTGTCCAACATGGTATAATTTTGTTTTGCAAAACCTTGATAGGCATTCTTGATATCTTCCATGTTGGTTCCCATTTTATTGGCATTATCAGACATATCAGTCATTGCCATATCGGCTACGTCAGCCGCTTTAGATGTATCATTACTAAGGCTGGACAGGAGGCTTGCTGAGAAGCTTGTGGTTAATTCCATGTAATCATTAGCACTCATTCCAGCTGTTCTGTAAGCATTTGCAGCATTTGCCTTGACCTTATCAGCACTATCCTTAAATAGTGTCTCAATTCCACCAAGGCTTTGCTCAAGATTTGCTCCCTCACTGATTGCTGATCCTAGCGCTTTTCCAATTGCTGCGGTAGCAATAATCCCTTTTAACTTTCCGACTAATTTACTTCCAAATGAAGCCCCCGCCGGTTCCGCCTCTGGGTCTATTGCCTGTTGAATTTTTCCACTGATTCCCTGTGCAGACGGAATAATCTGCACATATGCTTTTGCAAGTTCTGTAGCCACTACTTCTCACCTCCTGTCAGTCGTCTCCACTCATCGTCAAAATCTTGTCCTGTATCAAACGTTTCGATTACGCTTTCTGTAGTTTTCTTTTCTCCCATCAGCGCCTCTACCAATGATTTTGGACGATTAATTCCTTTTACGCCGTCTGAACTATTCAGCCATGCAATTGCCCTCGTATTATCAGCAACCAGCGCCAATAGTGTTTGGTCTGTTGTAAGTTTTGAATCAGATATTCTCATTCCGATTCTTGAATCAGGCCTCAACCCACACGCAAAAGTCCCCACCGTCCGTAACGGAAGGGACTTATAGTCATAAATGCGATATGTTTCTGCAAAATCACAAATCAACGCCTCTTCATCTACGTTGATCATGTGGGCGAGGGCTAAGAGTTTTTTACTTGAGATCCTTTGAATATTTGGATAATTTCTTCAATCATTTTTGAAGCTGGAACTCTTCCATTTTCCTTTCTTACGTGGTCCTTAAGTGCTTCTATTTGTGCATCTCCAAGGAGTTGTCTGGCAGTCCCTGTAATCTTAGAGGCATCTCCATTATCAATGTCGCACAGGTTTTCCAATAATTCATAATCGTCTAGAGCATCTGGCGGTAAAGTGTACCGAAACCCACTTTCTGTTGTTCCTGTAATTGCTGCCACTTCATTTTTTTCTGTATTCATCTTACTTCCCTTTCTTTACGATATACTCATAGTGAGTCTGTCCGCTTGAATCTGGTGTAGCCTTGAGTGTTGTCTCATATCCAATAGCTTCGCTGTCTTTATAGACAATATCTGCTACCTCTGTAACTGCTGCCGATGGAATCACAATTCGTTTTAGCGCTTTCTTCAAAATCATGTCGACTACCCAGGCGCACGCTTCCGCCTCGCTATTATTAGCTTTTACTGTGATCCCTTCTTCTAATGTTCCAGTTACATTTTCGTCTCCATATACAGCCTTTAAAACTTCGATATTTGTGATTTCGAGTAACTTATATTTAAAACTGTCTTCTTTGCTTGTTTGCAAATCTAGAACAGTGTCGCCGCCCCACGCCTTCACGTTATCCGTCTCAGGGCTATTAGAATTCGTGATTCCATCTTCTGAACAGTACCCCAGTTCCTTAAACGCTGCATTCAGTTCCGTTTTTGCATCGGTTGGAAGTTCGGTTCCTAATGGTGCTCGATAGATTGCTCCACCAATTTTGGGCTTTCCTGCACTTACATGTTCTGTGTTCATCTTATCCCTCCTAATAATGGACGATATCATATACTGCCTGATACCGATATTTTTTCCTTGCTGTATCAGTGTAGTTATAATCCGTATTAAGCTCACATCTACTGATATCGTCCAATTCGATTATTTCTTCCATTGCTTCTTTTACCCGCTCGTTGAGCGATGCCGCCCCGTACAGGGACGTAGAATAAGACTGGATAGCCAGAGTTGCCCGTTTGATATGGTCTTCTCCGCCAGATCCAGTCTTTTCAATCAATACATATTCATTTCCAAGATCATCCTCTTCTTCCAGCCTAACCGGTATTCCAAGACTGGACTGCAGATAATCCTTAACGATTTTTTCCACCATGCTTTCCAACCGCCTTCAATAATCCGTTATTACCGTCATCTCCGCATACCTTTACAACCGCTCGCGTCTGTGCTACATATGCTTCTGTATCTGATGCACTGGCTATCTTATTCGCATGTTCCGCAAGGATTGCCTGCATTTCCGGGGACTGCATTAACTCTCTAACGCCAGCACGGTTCAAAACAATCTTCGTCTTACCCATATAATGCCACCTGCCATTTTTGATTCCATTCTAACGGGATATTCTCTTCAATGCCTTGTTGCGGGAACCCAATCACCTGCCAAGACATTCCGAAGAAATCCACCCGGCAATCCTGCCAAGTGTGATTGTCTCCTTTCGGAATTGCAATATTGTATACCGCTTTCTTTCCGGTCAGATTTAATGCGTCCAGAATCTCCGTGGTCGATGCTGGAGCTACAAGCACATTCTCAATTGTCACTGGTGTCTCTCGGTATAACGGATGGTCAAATTCATCTTTTCCAATTACTGTCTTCTCATACAGTGTTACTGGAATTCCCTTGATCATCGATGCCATAAATATCCATCACCCCAACTCTCTGTCTTCTAAGACCTAGTCTGGATAACTCGGATTTCTTAATGAATAAACCGCCTCCAGGAATCAGATATGTTCCTGTCACAGAATAGCCCAGAGCTGATTGAGACATCTGTGTCATTGGCTCCGTGTCTGTCGATGTCATAAGTGTACGCGCTACCACGTCAACAGTCACAGATTTCGCAACATTCCGCAACGTCTCATTCTGTTCAATCATTTTATCCAAATCTTTTCCGACTTTGTTAGCTTCATATCTCAGAGAATCCGAGACAACTGTCAGAAGCTGCTCTGCCTTGCTATACTCGGATTCCTTAAGTTCTCGCCACAGAATAGATATATCTTCTAACGTAGCAAATGGCTCCATTATTCTGTACCCTCTTGTGATTTATCTTTTCCAGCCCCCTGGTTTTTAGATGGCGTTTTTTTCTTCTCAGGCTCTTCATCAATCTCAGATTTCCAGTTTTCACCAGAAACTCTTGTACTCGTTTCGATAATTGCGCCCGTTTTTGTATTTTTATACTTCATACTATACCTCCTTAATTCTTGCAAACCATTCTGGCACCATGATTCCCCATCCCAGATATACTTCTGCACGGATATAGATCTGACCATATCCTTTTAAGTCTTTTCCCGAGTTGTCCGGATCACCATACTGAATAATTTCCATAGGAATTTCCTTTGAATATCCCCATTTAACCGCTCCCTGGAAGTCTCCAATAATACCGTGGTCTTTCGTTGTTCCGCCAGATACAGTTTTGTTGACGCTTGTCGGGATTCCGTTAAATGTTGCAGGTGATGCTCCAAATGCAAATTCCGGATACTGCTTGATTCCATTCGCTTTGACTTTTGCCATCGCTGATCCAAACGTCTTCGAAAGCGCGAGTCCTGTTACATCTCCTTCAGAACCATCTACTACCGCAATCGCATCTTCCAGATTTGCATCCGGTGTTGCTGACGCATAATCTACAGTTTGTGTAACCTTTGCGTCAAAATGATTGTCTCCAATTACAGCAGATGCTGTTCCCGTTCTTGGGTTAATACCATGCATAGCTGCAAGGTCAAGTCCTTTCGCTACTTTCTTCGCAAATCCATCATTAAACGCTGTTAAAATATCCAACTGTTCTTCTTCTGTAGCAATCATAAATTCATCAGAGGTTCTTGCACCATATTCAAACTTAACCGGTACAATTTTAACTGGTGCGATAGCAATACCGCCTTCGGTTTTCTTTCCATTCTCTGCGACAATATCAATTTCATTGTCCATAGAAAAAATCATTTCTTTCAATCCATTGAATGGAATCGGTGTCTGACCACATAATGCAGCCAGCGCCGACTTTCCTTTTACTTTTGTAATAAGATCTTTGACCAGTGTAGGGTCATACATTGTTCCTTTTGATGTTGCCATAATTTTTTATTCTCCTTTCAAACTAGCCAGCATGCCTTTCATTGCTGTCTTTTTGTCATCAATTTTTTGTGGATCTCCTCCTGCAAGTGGAGGAACATCTTTTTTTCTCAAGAATTTTGCCATTGTCTCGGCATCTTTCTTGATTTCCTCTTCATCAGATCCACTTAATCTACCTGCAAGTTCATATGGGATTCCATTTTCATGCGCAATTCTCATCTTGAGAGAACTGGCCTCGTATCCCTTGATCTTACCCTGCGCCTCTTCAAGCTGTTTCTTGTATCCGATGTTCTTTTTTCCATCACCGTTAATTTCCTCGTTCAACGCTGCAATCTGCTGTTCAAAACCATCGGATTTTGTTTTTAGAGCATCATAATCTTCTGCTTTTTTCTTGTAATCATCAAAGCCTTCATATTTTGCTTTCACTCCCGCAATGCGTTCTCCGATTACTTTATCAAGCTGCTCCTGTGTTGTAATTGGTGTAAATTCTGCCATTGTTGTTGCTCCTTTCTCCATTAACCGCTGGGTTGCGTAATATGCAAAAAGACACCCTGTTCAGGTGTCCTTTAACAACTAATTCTTTGTTTTCTTTTCTTGGTTTTTGTCTCACTGCACGCCCAGTATGCAAGAATTATGCTGTCGAGCAATGCAACTTCCATTTCCTCCTTCATTGCCTTGTAGCCAAAACCTCCATTGGTCCCAATCGACCGTTTTTCACAGTTACTTACTACCTGTACCAGTGACGGCTGACCAGAATGAACTATATTCCTCTGATATAATCCCTGTTCGAATGAGGCATTTGCTGCAATGATTTCCTTCACAGTGGGTAGGTGTGAATTCTTTATACCATAATCTTTCATTTCATTTTCCATTAACTGCTGCCCTGATGCGCCATCAATAATCACCTTCCTTGCTTTCCATTCTTTCAAATATGCTAATATCCATGTATCTCCTGCACGTACCTCACGGCAATCAATACATTCAAGAAATATCTTTCCATCGTTTGTTTTAGATGCAACTCCCATTGCCACATTCCCATCTTTGCTGTATTTGATTCCCACAAAAAGATCTCCTGTAAGCTCCGGTGGGTCATCAGCTTTTAGTTCATTCCATTCTGTTGCGCTGATAGCTGATTTCTGATTATAGCGAATCCATAATCCTAATCGCTGGATATTAAAATCAATCTGATCTGAACCGATCTCATCAGTTACAGATCTTTCCGTGAATACTGTTCCTAGAGATGGATTTGTCTCATACCAGGCGTCTATATCTCTTACATCTGTCTGCTCCGGCACTGACCATTCTGCCCACCCGGAGTTAACCGTTTGTCCTTCCAAGGTTGCCTTACGGAATTTTGTGAAAACCGTTCCGGAGCTGACTGGAGTTGGTGGTGTTCCGCAAAATATTGTCTGTGGATTCTTACTATCTGTTACGACATATTTTAATGCGCTCTCCTGATCATCTTGGTACTCTTGTGCCTCATCGATAATCAGTAAATCAAATCCTTCTCCCAGACCACCTTTTGATGTTCTGGTTCGGAATTCGATAATTCCACCGCCAGCAACTTCCAAATGTTCTTTTCCAAATGCCTTATACGAAGAAACGACCTCGATATTTGCTTTCTTTAGCAAATTCGAAAGTCGTTCCCATGCACTGTGTGTAGTTGTGGTTCTATGTGCTGTATGTAGGATTCTTTCGCCTTTCTTTAATCCATACATCTCTCTTATTGCAACAATTTCATTCTTTCCATTACGCCTTGGGACTGAATACCCGAATTTGGTATGTACCCATAACCCCTCTTCGTTTACGGCCAAAATGTCTGACAGTAGAAGCTCCTGCCACTCCTGTGCAGTTCTTCCTGTCGAATTGTAAATGTCTATTGCTTCAGCTCCATATGTTGAAGAATAAGGCAGCACGACAGATTGCGTCGGGGTCTGCCGCCCCTTCCTTATTTCTCCCATGTAGCCTCCTCAAAAATATAAGCCACCAGAATAATCTGGCAGCTTAATTGATTTCTATTATATTTTTTACCTCATCTAGTGGAATTCCATAAAATACTTTTCCGGCATCTAATTCTATTTCTTCTTTTCCAGATGATGTATCATACTCACTCTCCGTATTAGTTATAATACCTTTAAAACTTTTTCCTCCGACATCTCTTACGATGACTTGTTTACCTATGAAGTCTTTTATTTCCTCGTATGTCATAACTCTCACCTCTTTTTACTTGGATAATCTGGAACTATATGCATTCCATCTTTAGCGTAGTGAATCTTAAACACAGATGTCTCTGCACTATTTCCGTTTCGATTATCAACAACTACTCCTATGATTTTATCATTTGTCGTTATGATTTCTTTTGAATCCCAATTACCTTGACTATTATATTTAATAATTCCTGTCCCTGAAAATTCCTTTACTAGCGATTGAATTTCTTCGTTCGATACCGTAATGTAAGAAGGTCCAAATTGTCCTTTTGCTTCCAGACTCTTTTTTCTAGCTTCATACATCTTTGTTCCTTGTCGATGTATTTCCTGTCGTGATGCAATTTTTTCACGATTTTGTTCCGGAATTATCTTTTCCCGTATATTTCGTATAATCGCATCTGATTCCGGACTTAATCCCTGCAGTTTTCTTTCTTCTATTTTATCAGATTCTTTTTCGTATTTCCATTCTTTTGTCCATACATTTTGCTTTTTACCGTCTCCCGGATAATACTCAACAATGCAATCACAATTATCATGTCTCCGAAACACATCTTTAGGAACATCTGGATATACATATGTTCCGGCTACCTGATTACACCATTCACAGCAATGTCCAGATGATCTCCGTATAATCTTTGGTCTCAATCCAGCTTTTGCATGAAAATCTGCATTTTTCTGAACAGTATCGTCCATTGCTTTCTGAACCAAATTTCGTACAGGTGCATCGAGAATCCATTTCACATCGTCGAAATATTCCTCACTTGAAATCCGATTTACAATACCGTCTATATTATCCTGTTGGATTTGTGCTCTTATTGTTTTAATTCCAATGCCTGCTGCTTCGTTCACGATCTGCTGTACAATAGCTGCATTATCTGCCACCATCTCATAAGCTCCCCTCAACGTCGGGTCCAATACTCTGGAAGCAATGTTATAATACATCTTTCCATCTGGCAATATATCAGATGATAAATTGTCCGAATATGATTGCGCTAAGATTTTCCCAATCTCTTGTGCCACCTCGTTCGCTTGACTGTATGAAGTCTTACCTCTCTGTGCCTGTTTCTTGAAGTTTTTAATGATGCTGCTCTTTTCAATATCATGATAGAATTGTTTCTGTATCTTCTCCAAAAGTCCTGGTGTGATGTCCTCCATAGTCTACACCTCCGGAGTTACTGGCAGATTGCTCATGTTAATTCCAGTTAAATCTCTTAAGTTATCTGCATTGAAATATCCTGGCACTGCCTGGTTAATCTTAATTGCTCCATCCCCAATATTGGACAGCATTGCTGCATCTGGTTCAAACACTGGCTCCCAGATTGGTGTAGTCATATATACCTGGTTCCGGTAATATTGATAATCATCACGTAGGCACGCAGCCAGATAGCCAACATTCAGAAATCCACTGCCAAATGCTCGCTGTGCTTTTCTTGCTGTCAGTCTCAGATTCTCGTGTGATGCCTTGATTGCTTCCTGGCTAGCCGGATTCTCCGTTGCAAATCCTAGATCATCTAATGTCAACCCAGTCTCTCCAGCAAACAATGCAGCAAACATTTTAAGCTGATCTAGATGTGGTGCCATAGACTGCTGCTGGAACTGTCCCAAGGTTGGCGAATCTCCGTCCTCGTCCTTATCAAATTGCAGGAGGCTTGATACGGTAGCTTTCCACTTATCCATCTGTTCCGCATCTGGATCCAGACCAACTACATATTTTTGCGGAAATGAGTAGAACTCGGCTGTAATCTCAGACCGCTTCAAGGTTCTCATGGCCGATTCTGTGATTGACATACATGCCCGGCTGATTCTAGAATGTCCAAATGCTCTCTTGGCATCTGGCCGGAATATAATTGGCACTAATAATGGTGCTGGCACATTCTCTTCAAAAAGTTGATTCGGAATTCCATTTCTGTATATTACCGTCCACCCTTCCACAAAATAAGCCTCTACAGTCGCTTTTCCGCAATCGTCACGTTCCAGAACCGCATAGCCTTCCGTAAGAAGATTCGTGATTGGATTAATAATGCCAGTTGCATTCGCCCCATCAATTACCTGCAATCTCGGGAAATCATCTTCTCCCTTCGATATATATATGAAACAGCAGGAAGAAATCAATGCCGACAACGTCGCAGAATCGTACAGAATATCTGGATTGTTCATCCTAAATATCCCAGTCATGTCAAAATTATCGTCACGGAATCCTCTGAATTCAAGCCTATCCGCAATCGAATCTACAGCTTTTGCATTCCAGCCAAGTACAGCCTGCAACCATTGTAGGCTGGGCGGCGTAGCGATCCCCATGTCCCGTGCTATATTTTTCATCTCATAGAATTTATACCGTCTTAAGACTCGGTTTCGCTTTCGATTCAGCTTTTTTCTCAGGTACTCTATGCCTCTGTACTCTGCCATTTATTTCTCCTTTCTACGCTATTTTTTTTCCGGCGTGTGTTTTTTTTCGCAGTGACGGTGTGAAGTCCGCACGCGCCCGCGGTGGGGGAGGTACCCCCCCTGTCCGTCAGCATTATTTAGGTCTATAGTTGCTCCAATTAAACGTATGTGGAAGCACTCGGTTCCCTAATATTTCGTCTTGTTTTGCCACTCTGTTATCTATCAGCTTGTCACTCTTCTGCCTATTGCATGTCCAGTGTGCCAGCTGCATATTGTCTATATCACTCGGGTGACCGCCCTTAGCAATCGGGATTATATGATCAATGCAAGGTGATAGCGGATGCGGATACTTTAAAGAAAAGTCTACTGGTTTCCCACATATTCCACACACGGTCTGTGTTGCATATATTTTCTTCTTATTCTTTTCAAACGCTCCACGATGAGTCCCATCTTTATCCGGTCTATTTCTTTTCATATATTTCACGTTTCCTTTATAAGAAAAGACATCCGATATGCCGGATGTCTTCGTTGAACCTATAATCGAGCCGACGGTTTTCCGCCTTTGGCTCAAGTATTATTGTAAATGAGAATCATGGGAATTACGGGACACTTTTAAAAAGTTTTCAATTCTTTTTCCAACTCCACTTCTTCCCATATGCACTCGCTTTCCAACTTCTCGCAATGTTACATTTTTCCTTCCGTCAATAAAATAGATCCTGAAAATCCGGTGAGTTATACTGTCTTTGATATCATCTACAAAACGTTCTATCTCCTCACATTCTTTCTTCAGTCTTTCTTTTCTCTCCATATCACGAATTTGTAGCCTCTCATACTTTTCAGAATCAAAACCCGTCACACTCTGTGGCATCGGATATCCCTTGCTGTAATCGAATATGACATCATTCCCGATCATCGTATCCGATTTCCATCTATTGTTAATTGCATAGTCAAGTTCCAGTATTTCTGCCTTATTGCTCCTGTATGACAGCAGTCTTTCCTTTGTCATCTGTTCCAATAATATCTGCTCCTTTCCCCATACTCTTTCTTTAGCCCTTACCACAATGCCTGCCTTCGTTTTCTGCCTTTTTTGTACACCGTACATTCTGCTGCCGCCTCTTCTGAAAGCTCTTCCTTCAGATTGACGTTGTTCATCCAGCTGAATCCGTATTTTTTAAGAATATCTTTTCTTGTCATTTCCCGCCTCTTTCTTACTTTTCGTCATCAAACAGTACTCTGTCATCGTCATGATTTCTTTCTCCTCTCCTCTGTTTCCCATTTACACATATCCCACCACTCGCAGAATAAGCAGCATCCCAGGCATTTGTTTGTCCGTACCATATGGAACCAGTGTTTTAATTTTTCTTTTATCTCCATGTCATTCACCTCTTCTTATGCATCTCAACAGATCTTCTATGCCTTGTTCATAGCCCTCTTTATACTTCTGTGCTTTTTCAAGCTCTCTACTGCATTTTACGCTCGCTTCATGCTGCAGTCTGTTGGCTGCTTCTTCTATCTGGTCATATTCTCGTTTGTCCATCTCTGTTCCTCTCCTCTTATGTGTGCAAAAACGTATCAAAATCCAATTCATGTTCTCTAATTCTTTCTTTTTCGAACGGATAGCTTCCGTTCATCATTGCTTTTACATCTTGCAATTCCGCTATTAACGCATCTATGCTTTCTGTTCTTGTAAATGTCATGATAACTTCTGCCTGATCTGTATTCCAACCATCCTCAACCGGAACTCTTTCACCTATTTCATGTGGTTTTTGCGTGATACAACACAATGCTCCTATGTCACTGCTTAATGCTCCCGTCATTCTGATGTCGCCTGTTCCAAATTCCATCTTTGCTTTTCCTTTTATCATTTTTTCAAACCCCATTCCGATTTATAATCTCAATCGCTCTATCTAATGTGTCTCCAACGTTTTTGTAGATAGCATCTAGTCTCTCATCTCCTGTATTGGCTATTGTTAAGTAATATGCCAGTTTCAGGTCTTTCAGCTCTTCTGCGGCTTTTTCAGTATCGCGTACTGTAGGCTGGCGATCTATCAATTCGTGTACAGCGTTCACCATGCTTGGTGGATAATCACCCAGCACAGTCATTCCGGCAATCTGCACTTTGAATTCGTCTGCATCAATCAATCTCATTCTTGCCACACCTTTCATCATCAAATATGTTCTTAAACACTTCAAACCTGTAAAACTTTGTATCGCCTTCCCTTAATATTCTTGGGCATTTGCAACGTCCCTCTTCCATAGCTCCCAATGGATATCGGACGCAGTGCCAGCCTGTAACTTCTTCAATGACGGGGCAAAAGAGCGGGCGTGTAACAAGATTGAATTTTCCGAATACAACTTCCATCAGTTCTCCTGGATTTCCATCGCACATGAGAATGTCGTGTTCCCATATTTTCTTGCCTTTCCAGTCTTCTATACCCGTCCAGATACATACCGTAATTGGATCCACCTCATGTATCTCAAGGCCATCTGGTGACGGACTTGCAATGTATGATCCAACCGGTATAATATCTTTTCTCCAACTTTCTTCGTAGTGACGGGTTTTATTCGGCATGTTGAAATAGAATCCTTCTACCCACATGTCTTTATCTTTACATTTTGCTTTGAATAGAATATCTGTAACTATCATTCCTCTTTTTCAACTCCTTGTATAAAATTCCTTTCATAGCGTGCCATCCTTAGGTTTAGTTCAAATGTAGGGCTGTGTCGCAGTCCTAAAAGCACCATGATCTTGTATACCCTTCCGTCTAAGCATCTTTTATACCAATCTTTCCAGACATTGAATCGTAATTTCAAAATATCAGCTCCTTTCCAGATAATTTCTTCCGATTAGTGCTTCGAATTCTTCCCTTGTGTGGGTTTCTTCGTACTTCCTCTGGAAGATCCGGCATAACAGCTCTCTGGTCTCTCTGCAGTTATGCGCTGCTCTCGGTCCGTCTTTGTGGTGATCTCTGCATAAGTAGACTTTAAAGCCGTTCTCTTCGCTTACCTGTCTTAGACCTCCGCCGTAGAACACATGATGTTCTTCCGTGTACTGCTGCCGGCGGATGCCTTCCAGTCGGCACAGGAAGCATTCGCCTTTTACGGTGTCCACGATCGGAGCTGGATGGTGCTTTCTTTTTTTCTTCCTGATTGGTTTCGGGAACATTAATTCACACATTCGATCTCAGCTCCATTCCGATCAACCTCAGTTTCGAAGAATTCTTTCCAGAATGATTCCTTCGTCAGGACTCCAAAACTTACTCCTGGCATATTACGGATTGCCTTTTCCATGGCTTTTCCCATGTATTCTGCTGCCGTATCGGCATCGACAGAGGATATATATAATCTTCTGGTGGCGTATGCCGGCTTGACTTCTGATTGATCCTGTTGTTCCGGAGTATTCATATCCGGTGGGCAGTATTCCGGGAAATCTTTGATTAATTCTGTCTGCCCCGGAATCTGAGTTTCATCAGTAATTTCCTGTTGGAACTCGGTTTTTGTTTCCGGAGTTTCTTCTGCCTTTTCTGGCTCTTTCTCTTTTGTTTCTGCAGGTACTGCAATGGTGTCAGGTGTCTCAGTTTGTTTTTCTTCATTTTCTGTAGGTATTTCCTCACTTTTTGTCGGTGGGTCCGGCTGTTTTGTTTGTGGTTCTGCCGGTTTTGTTTCCGATCGTTCCGTTTTTATAGGTTTCCGTTCTGGTTTCTTCGCTTTTACCACCTTGGATTCTTTTCTCTTTTTCGGTTGCACCGGTGCAATTTCTTCTTTTTTCGGGAATTCTTCTCCATACACCTCTTCCCAGGTCTTTTCTGCATCTTCACCGTCTGCAATCATCGTACAGTAACTCAATGCATCGTCCCAGGAATAGAACTCTTTGTCTCCCGACCGGACCATATGTAACGTAATATCTTTGGATTCGTGCATATAGAGCATGATCCGGCCAATTCCCTGGATACGGGTGCTGTAGATCTTGTCTCCGTCTGGTGCAAGCACTTCCTGTAGATATTTAATCCCGCAGGTTGTCCGTACTGTTTCGTGCATGGTTTTATATAATTCCGGTTCATCATGGAATATCTGGTGCAATGCTTTCTCTAAGTTACCGAGATCTTTCTGTTCTTCCTTTTCGCCTTCCAGGATCACTTCAATATCTGTGATCTTCTCTTCCTCTTCGATTTCCTCTTTTACAGATTGAATCTCCGCTTTGCTGTATGCCGGTGTCAATTCTTCTACCACTTCTTCCGGAAGTGTCAGCATCAGTGCTAGTTTCGCATAGCCGAACCCCTGGTACTGCTCCTGAAGCTTTGGAGAATAGCCACCTTCTGAGAATTTATCGTTGACTCTTATATACCTTGATACCTGTGAGGCATCCAGTTTGTATTCGCCCCAGGCAAATTCATTTACATCGTTATATCCAGAATCTTTCAGAATATCTGTGTCTCTCGCCTGTTTCAACAGGTAGCCGGTGAGGACAAAGTCCTCTACCGTTCTGTTTAATACTCTGTTTACTGCCTGTTTAAACTCTTCATACCCGTTGTAATTTATAAGCTCGTCCATCTTATACCGCCTTTTCTAATAATTCTTCGATTTCTTCTGCGTCCATAAAGTCTTCTGCCAGTCCCTGCAGGACTCTTGTATTATTCTTTGCTTTCAGATCTTCTATATTTGCATTTCTCTTCTCTTTGCTGATCTTGGCCAGCTCCTTGTCTGCTTTGGTCAGACGTTTCTTCAGAACTCTCTGCCATTCCTTCAGAAAATCTCTGATCTGTTCAATTCCCGGCTCTTCGTCCATGTAGCTTCTGTGCTGTCTGATCGTGCCAGATGGCTCTACCTCAATCGTGTAGAATGGCACGCCTTCCTGTTCTTTTCTTCTTAAGAAGCAGATATAGGTCTCTCGTGTCTCAATTCGGTCAAAATACCGTTCACTGCTGCCGGCGCAATGATGCAGGGCACGTCCTTCTTTTACGATATCTACCAGTGATTCCGGTACGATGATCTTGTATTCTTCGTTTTCGTACTCATAGCGCTCTTTGATCTCGTGTAAGGTCTTCTCAGCCGTTGGGTACTTCTCGCGCATTTCCTGAGCATATTGTTCTCTTTCTGCCTGGCTTGCCATCATTTCTTTCAGAATATCCATCTGTTGTTTATCGATCACGATTTCATCGTGCCGTCTTTTCAGCTCTCTCGGTCGATATGTAAGCTCGTCCTGCATATTCTTGTTGCATGCTTTACACATGCTCAGATAGTCGTTGTACTGCTCCAGGACAGCTTCTTCCGTGAATCCCGGATACTGTTCTTTCTGCTGCCGGCGGATGTAATTCATCAGCTGTGTAGTGCTCAGATACTTTCCGGCATGATATCTAATATTCTCCGGCCCAAGTCCGCATCTCAGCAGCCATCTCAGAGTTTCTGTCGGTATCTTTTCTCCTGTTTCGTCTGAATATTGCATCCAGCGAACCATTTCATTTCCGCCGTTTTCGTCACGGATCCGGTTGATTTTTTGCCGATCGTTGATGTAGAACATTTTGTTTATGTTCTTTGCCCTTATGTCTAATGGTCCGTAGTATGCCACGTTCCATCCCGGATATTCCGTGCATGCAACAGTTTCTCTCAGTAGATTCCGGAATCGTCCTTTGGCCAGATATTCTATCTTTTCTGCGTAACCTTTTACCTGATATACTCCGGATAGCAGACGGTTGTAGTTTAATTTCCAACCGGCTGCTGTCAGGAATTCTATGATCCTGATGGCATCCTTGTACGCTGTGTTTTTCAGTACTTCACTGTAATCCCCAGGGTACATATAGCCGTCTCTTGCCCGGTAGTTCAGATTGTTGCTTTTGTGCCATCCTTCCCATGGGATATTGTAAAAAATCTTGTAATTGTATCTATTGTTCTTAAAAAGATCCTGTTTGTATATCACAATGCGTATTTCTTCATCAATTTCTATCCGACGTCTTCCAGAATCCCATTCGATATCTACACGGAAGATTCTTAATACGCTTGCTGTCTCATCGATCTTATCAAGTTTGTACAGACTCTCCGGCTTGGCTGTTATACTATCTGTTCTGGTTTTTACCTGAACGATTTTCCCGCAAGACGGACATCTCACCATATCATTATGTGTCGCTTTCTTTTTGCCCTGATGTATCGGCGTTAACTCAGATCTGTCAAATGATTCTCCACAATTTGTGCAGCTGAAGTTCTCTGTTCCTTTTTCTTTAAACATATAATCCTCACCAGCTGTCTTTTCAAAGAACCATTGATCTGCGTCTTTCGGAAGTGCCGGTGCTTTGCTCATGAAATTATTTATCTTCGCTTTTCTGTTATGCTCTGCGGTCTGTCTGACATCATAATCGTAACTGTATTCCATGTGATCTATCCAGCTCCATACATCGTTTGCGCAATATTTATCCTGTGTTATATCCAAGAGTCTCTTTCCATCTTCCTCTGAATCAATCTTTGGATACTTATAATCATGTTTCATCCATACCCATTCGTACCAGTTTCCTTCTATTGCTGTTATGAGTTTTCCTTTCTTCCAGCCATTCTTTTCGGTCCAATATTCGTGTTCTCCTGTTTTGCAGTTGATGCAGTATCTCACTGCCAGAACCTTGTCATTGAATACATTAATGATTGCAATATCGTCTAATGTCTGGACTGTCGCGATATGCCCTTTTTTCCTGGTCTTTGCTGGTTCTATCTTCTCAATTGCTTTCCGTTTCATCTTGCACCTCCACGAGTTCCCGGTTGGCTGTGATCGTATATTTTACTCCCGGTTCTATTCCAGCTTGTCCTACTATGCCAACCTTGGCCGCTATAATGTTTCCTTCGCTCTCAAGGATCCATCCGACCGCCGTTCCCTCAATCCCGTATACGATCGGTCTTTCTCCTCTTGCTATTGCAAGCAGTCTGCCTGCTCCTGTATGTGCAGCATCGCTCGTGATCATTACTCCACCCACCATACTGATCCATTTTCTTTGCGGGTGCTCGACCATGTACATCATGGTGTGGCCGGCGATATCCAGCAGATCCAGTTCTTTGATTAGCGTCAATTCCGTGGATACTACCATGGAGCAGCCGTCCTCTTCATCGATACTTCCTCCTGATTCGCACAAAAAGAATCGGCTTTTATCGTTCAGCCCGTACCACATCATGCAGTCCGGGAGATATTCTGCAGCATGGAAGCCTGTACTTCTGGTTTTACTTTTCTCTTCCCTGTATGTTTTTCCAGGCTCGTATTGGAAGATTCCGTTTCCGTATGTTGCTTTCAGATCTTCCGTGAATCCTTTGTATGTTCTCATTTTTCCTCACCCTTGTAATATTTTTCTGCAATCTTTCTAATCTGCGCTTTTCCAGGAATTCCAAGATAGATCGGTGGCTTTAAGCCTGCTGCCCGTACGATTCTATCGTCCAGTTGTGCTTTCGTTTCAAACGATACTTTTAAGATCTGTGCCATGCATTTTTCAAGGCTTTTTCCTTTTTTACGTACAGCTTGTGCCATTTGGTCATCTTCTTCACACATCTGAATCAGGAAGTTTTTCCAGTCTTCCATCATGTTTTTGAGTTCTAAATCTTTCGATTCCATTTCCAGTTTTCCCATTGCGGCCAGTAGTGGAGTAGTCAGAGAATCTATTGCACCGGTGCAAAAATCCTCTGCGTCCTCCGAATCTAAGCCATTTTCTTCTGCTATTGTCTTGATAGCGTCCAGATCTCCTTCTTTTAACTGTGCTGCTGCCGCCCTGTTGATTTCCTCAGCAGAGTCAAATTCTCCAAATTTATCAAACATCTATGTATCCTCCATTATTTTTCTAATTTCGTCGCTGTATGCATGCCGTCCCTTTTCCATTCGGATCAGATGCCCCTGCATCTTCTTCCAGAGCTTCTGCCAGCCTTCTGCGTTTGCGATCGGTGTTCCATTGGTTTTTCGGAAGTCATTACCGGCCCATTCGTAGATACGATAATCGATCATGTTGACCACGAACGTATCCTCACAGTGAATATGGACCTCGCAGGACTGGTTCAGGCGGCTCAATGCTTCTGTGATTGCCTTTACTTCTGTTTCGTGTCGTGTGCCTTTCATCTGACCGGTATCTTGAATTTTCCCGACCTCTCCGGACTTCTTTACACAAGTGCACACAAATCCATATTTTCCCATGGTTTTACTGTTGGAACTGGATTTTACGGCTATGTAAATATCTACTCTAAACATATGGTTTCATTGCCTCTTTCGTATGCTGCAGATTCTTATTGATTTCCTGCATCTCCAGTGTTGCCCTCTGTACAGAGCTGATCAGCAGTTCCGGAATAGTGGCCGGAAGTAATTCTTCGTCATAGATTTCTTCCATGAGCTGGTTGTACTGATCATATTCTTTCTTCAGCTCACTACAGGCTCTGCTTAGTACAATCTGCTCCGCTCCGCTCTCCGTCGCAAGAATCTTGTCGATCTGCTTCTGTCTTTTTTCAATTTCATCATCGATTGCACACCACAGCAGAGTGGCGCGATCCGGTTCAATCTTATGTACTCCCGGGTAGTTTTCTCTCAATACTCCATTGAGTTTTCGAGATACTAATACCAGCTCTTCCAGTTTGTTTTCGCTTGCTCTGTCTAAAATCAGCATTTTAAATCCTCCTATCCAACTTAATCATGGTGTAATACCGGTATTTGTACCCGGTGAATTTATTTGTTCCTTCGTAGTATGTATCTTTATCTAAGTAGTAACCTTTCCTGTCCTTGATCTCTCTCCACTGCACAAAGCGTTCTTCTTCCGGTTCCTTCAGTGGCATATTGCGGGACGCATGATAGCTTGTCTCTCTTAAGTGTTCTCCATAGCGTTCGCATGTCTCAGGTGTCTTCGTGATGTATCCGGCCAGATCTCTGAAATCTCCCGCCTCATACAGGTGCCTAAACGTTACTGCTCCATGCTCCCAGGCATCCTTTATGATGATGTCTGCATCCGGTATCCGGTTTATAACTATGTGTACGTGCCATGCTCCTTTTGTACCTACTTCGATATTTGCCATCCACCTCATTTTTTTTCCTGCTTTTTTATACTTTTCTCTCACCTTCCTCATGGCTTGTGCCAGATGTTTCTTTGCAGTCTCCATATCAGGTGGGCGCTTATCCTTTTTGTATGTGAGCAATACCAGGTAATCATTCTCATGGAACCATGTCTTCAGCTTATGCCTTGCTTTTCTTTCTCTATTCCACTGATTCCGGAACCGGATCTCTTCCCGTGTGGCTTTTCTCTTCTTCTCTCTTTTCGTTCCCGGCGCTCCATACTTCCCATCCAGGTATTCATATATCTCTACCGAATGTTCAAACGTATATATCAGTCTTTTATATCTCTTTTTCATCCACCTGTATGTCCTATCTTTAATATTCTTAACAAGTGATGAAAACGGGCGAAAATGCCCGTGTTTCTTGACTTTTCCGCCCGCCGATGGTACTATAATATTGACTTTAATATTCGACAGGCGAAGAAGTCTTGAGGTACATCATCCGCATAATGATGTGCCTTATTTTTTATTCACTTGTATCACTATCCCCATCTCCATTCCGGGCATCCACAGGATCTGTAGTCTTCTGATTCCTGGTATTCTTCCATGACCGTTATGGATGGGTCTTTCCCGCATATGCATTCACCGTCACCCAGATCTCTCATGTACGCACAGTTCCTACATTCCTGCTTAGCAGATGGTGTCTGCCACATTCTCTGTCCCATCGCTATCACCTCCTTCACCTTACAAGCAACCAGATAAATAACATTGCATCAAATGCAAGTCCGATTGCGGCGCCGATCAGGATCTCAAACACCGTTTCTCTGATGATTCTCTGCCATTTTGTTCTTGGTCCTCTTCTTTTCATGCTTGTCCTCCTTTCTACCGCTTACGCGGTTTTCTCAATGGTGTAGGTGATTTCCACCTTTTCCTGT